TTAAAGCATTTCCATCATTGTCTACAGAAGGAGCAGATGACTTGCTACCTAAGTAGCGGTCATCAAAAGAGTCATACGATTCAGCAGCAGCCGTTGCACTTGCTGCAGCAGCGGTAGCAGAACCAGCCACAGTATCTACATACGCTTTTGTAGCAGCGTGTAGGTTAGATGATGGAGCACCTGAAAGAGTTAGAGCACCAGTCATAGTAGAACCTGACTTGAGTACTACTGTAGATTCAAATGAACCACCGCTAGAGATTGCTGTTGCAATTTCATTAAGAGTGTTGAGAGTTCCAGGAGCACCATCTACAAGAGCGTTAACCTGAGCATCAACGTATGCCTTAGTTGAGGCATCCTGTGCTGATGTTGGGTCTGCCACTCCAGTAAGTTTCTGTGCGTTCAAAGCAACTGAAGCAGTAGGTGCAGCCATCTGGTCTAGACGGTTAGTGCGTACTGCTGTGTTGAAATCTGAGATAGTTGATGCAGTCTGGCTACCAGTGTGGTTAGCACGTGCATAAGGGTCAGTAACCATCTTGGCTGCAGTAATGGTTCCGTCTGCAATATCTGTGGCTACGATAGTTCCATCTACCAAGTCAGCAGATGTAATAGTTCCGCCAAGGTCCAATTTAGTCTTAGCGATAGCAGCAGAGGCATTTACGTCAGCATTGACAATTACGCCAGTACCAATAACAGTAGTTAAACTTACATTGCCAGAACCATTAAAAGATACGGCTGATGCTTCCACGTCTCCAACTAATTGGAAGTCGCGGGCGGTAGCCAAAGTAGTTGCTGTTGCAGCATTACCTGTTGTGCTACCAGAAGAGCCTGTTACGTTACCTGTTACGTTACCTGTGAAGGTTCCTGCAATAGCACCTGTACCAGTAATTGTTGGGCTAGTCAGGGTCTTGTTGGTTAATGTTTGTGTTGTATCAGTTCCGACCAATGTTGTAGTTGCATCTGGAATAGTTACTGTTCTATCTGCTGTAGGATCTGCAACTGTAAGTGTTGTTTCAAAAGCATCAGCAGTAGCACCTTCAAAGACAATGTTACCATCACCAAGAGTAAGGCTTGAAATAACTGGGCTAGTTAAAGTTTTGTTTGTAAGTGTCTGTGTGCCAGTAAGTGTCACAACACCAGTAAGTGTATTATCTGCTGCGCTTATTGTCTTATTTGTAAGAGTCTGAGTGTTGGTTGTACCAACTACAGCACCTGTTGCACCGTGACCAGTTGTTGCCTCAATGTGAGTATTGGCTTCACGGAAGTCACGGCCAGAAGCCATGTGACGTACTTTTGCACCTGCTGAGTGAGCAATAGCGGTAGTACCATCGATTTGACGAACAATTGTAAGAGTGTTACTGGAAGGACTTGAAGGATATACTACATCTACAATTTCTTCAAGGGCTGTATCTGGATCAATAACAACAGTAAATGTTTCTAGTGGGCTAGTATTTCCTGGAATGATTCCAGATAGTAGCGCTGATGCGGAACCCACCACCATAGTAGTATTTCCCGTACCAGCAGCCAGTGCTGTGGTAAGAGTCGTCTCTTGGGACGTAGAGGAATATTTGCGAATTGTCATATTTTAGTACCTCGTGTAGTGGATTCGGGTTGGATAAACATCACGTAATTTCTTGCTTTCTTCTTTTAGTCTTTGCTGATAAAGGGCAAGTAAGAATCTTGCAGTAGATGCACCAGAACCATATTGGATCTTGGTGTCTGCGTTATCTGCTTCTGCAGAACTGTAATTAAGTCGACCTGGGTCAATAAAGGATGATAGGCGATATGCTGCGCCATAGACGATAACGTCTTTAGTAGATGATGGCAGTCCTGTAACTGTCTCAAATACTGCAGTTGATGATGAAGCAGAAAGAGTAGTTGGCTTCTTAGTGTAAAAAACCTGTACTGTGCGACCTGCATCGACTCTATCGTAAATAGATACTGACTGACCAGTTGTAAATGCTGTTGTATTAGCAAGTGGGTCAGCACGCCAGTTTCTCAATGGAACCCATTCTTCTGATGGTCCTGTTGATTTCCATGAGATGTATAGGATTGTCTCAACATCTGTTGGTAATGAATAAGTTGTTTTGACTGTATTAAAGTTAAATGTGTGAACCCCTACACCGAATAGTTCAGGGAAGACTGCATCAATTGTATCGTTGATAGCCTTTTTGATAGTAGCACGTGGAAAGGTTGGGGCAATTGTTACTTTTGTATTAATTGCGTGGGATGCCTTAGTAGTCCCATAATATCCACGCCCATAAGGAGCGACGACTGCCGAGTTAGACACACGATCATATGTATCTAACCACAGCAACTCGTCATCAATTTCAACTGCACCTTTGCCAATGTTAGTTACACTACCAAAGTTGAGAGTCAACTCACTGTCATTAATAGCCTGAGTAAGGTGAGTAGTACGGTCTTGCCTTAATGTGTAGCCTGATAAATTAAGAGATATCTCATTTACCAAATCAGCATAGGTCGTTGTCATTGTTATCCTTTAGTTTAAATTACTTCTTTTTGGCAGCGTTTAGACGCTTGTTATACTCTGCTACTGAGATTCCCATACGCTTTGCATTTGTTGCTGCTACTGATGCGGTCTTCTGAGAATTGCTTACTGGCTTACGATTGCTGGCTGCTGCACGGTCTGCTGGACTGGTAGCACCAATCTTGCGCTGTAGTGCATTTAATCCAGGACCAATTCCAAATACTGCTCTTGCAAATGGATCAGTTGTTGTTGACTTCTTACGCATTGGCGCTGCTGCTTTTTTGGCTACAGGAGTCTTGCGGTCTGCAATACGAGCATTTGAAGTAGACTTCATAGGAGTACTTCTCTCTGCTGCACGAGCAGTCATCTGCATAGGCTTGCTTGACGCCGTTGCTGCTGCTACACGCTTAGCGCCATACATGCGCTTTAGTCCCTCTTTCATTTCTGGGCTTGCGTTAGAGGCTGATTTAAGAGCCTTAGTCATGCCCATCTTTTTAATCTTATCAATAGTTGCTTGAGATACTTTTTGCTTCATTACCATTTCACCTTGTCTGCCCAATATGCGGCACTCATTTTTCCTTTGGAAATATTGCTTGCATGTCTTGCTTTGAAAGACTTACGACGTGCTGCGTTGGCAGCAGATTCTCCTGCTTTTTTAGGTGAGCCAGAAACGCCTTGTTGTCCGAAGCGTATGGTTTTAACCTGGCTACCTACCTTAGCCACAACTACGTGTGACTTAGTAGGGTGGCTTGGAGTGCGCTTAGGCTTGTTAAAGCCTGCGACTCCTGCCCGTGTTAATCGTGAGTCTTTCACTTCTTTTTCCTTGCGCCTGCATTATCTATAAGATTTGGATAAGGACGACCTGCTCTTTTAGCACGTGCCTTAGCCCTAGCCTTCTGTGCTGGCGTTAAAGGAGTTGATTTTTTCTTAGGATTCTTAGTATCCCAAAACGCTTTCTTTTTCACTTCTTTTTTACCTTATTCATTTGTGCAATGATCTTTCTCAGATGTGCATCATATTGAGGACCAGTCATTGAGCCTGTACCACCAGGTTTAGGTGATGGTGTAACCTTTGGCTTAGGTGGTGTGACTTTACGAGTCTCACTATTCATTGAGCCACCACCTGGAAGTGATATCTCAAAACCTTTTTTCTTTGCAGCCATTATTACATGCCACCGAATAATCCGCGACGCTTTGCAGACTTCTTAGCAGTCTTCTTCTTGGCTGTCTTCTTCATGACCATTTTCTTACCAGACTTCTTGGCATCAGCCTTAGCCATTGCCATACCTTTTGCTGAGTATGAGTACTCTTTTTTTCCGACCATTGGCATTATATTACTCCGACTTCTTTTAGTGTAGATATTGTTTTGTTTTGTATTATCTTGCTATCACCCATGGTGTTGGCATCAAATGCCTTGCCCATGACATCAGAGGCACGACGTGCTTCCTGAATCTTTTTCATGCTTGTACCAGCAGGTTGAATCCCATCAGCACGTGCTGCACGATAGGCTTCTAACTCACCGTCCCATTTCTTGTTACTTACCATCTTTTGAGATGATGCATCTCCTGGGCTTAATTGCAAACCCAATACCTTGCACCCAAAGCAACCTTCAACGTCCTCTGGATGGTCTAATCTGTGTCTCATACCGTCTCCACTGTGTACCCTGCTGCTTCAAGGGAAGCCTTTTCTGCTTCGTCAACTTCATATGAATATCCACCAATGTAGGCAATATCTGCCTCTTGGACTTCCTCACTTGATGGAAATCTAACTTCGTAGTATTCGCCTTGGATCTTCAAGACTGTAACGCCTCTTACAAGCCTGTAACGGCTAAATAAGACACCTTCACCTGCAGGGCCTTCGCTCACTGTAGGTGTTCTGAATTTATATGCCATTTAGCCTCCTAAGCCGTTTTATGGATAGAGCAGGAGTTGCCCCCTGCCCCACCCATCTAATTACTTATTAGACGCGAACAGACGATGCTGTCTCGATGCGGTATAGAGCCTCTGGACGATAGATAGACCAGTTGATGATACCGTGCCAGCCGACTGGGCGGAAACGGTTCAACTTGTCTACAACGTTACCAAATTCAATACCTGGTTCCTTCCATACTGCTTCAGCAAGTGCTTGCTGTCCTAGTACGTAAGTGTTGTATACACGTGTTACTGGAGTAACAGTCAATGTGTTAGTTCCAACAGTACCTGAGTTAGCAACGCTAACTGTAAGTGTAGTGTTAGTTGTACCAACTGAGATAGCAGTGATCTTTGCAGAAGTACCTACGTTAGTGCCAGAGATTTTATCTCCAACCTCAGCGAGGCCACCGAATGCGCCGTTTGCTACTACGATTGTGAATGCGCCAGATACACCGCTTACTGCAGGAGCAGTTGCGAGTGCTGTCTGATCAGCACCACCCATTGTGTTTGTCATGCGAGGTGTCTCAATGAAGCGAACACCTTCCCATGCGCCTAGTTCACCAGCAAGTAGTGGACCAGCATTTTGGTACTCATGTGGTGTACGCCAGATGTTGTTACCTGTCTCTGTACGGAGATCATGTGAAACTTCTGGGTGGATGTATGAAACATACATTCCGCCACGAGTTACAACGTTAGCAGCGCGTAACTTTGTTACAGCGAAACGTACGTCGCGTCCCTTGAATGTGTCTGTTGCTGTAACGGATGTACGAGCAGCAACTGTTGATAGTGCTGCGCCAGCCTCACGGATGACGTTTGTTCCAGCGTCTAGAACAGCGGCAATACCGTTGTCTAGTGTAGTTGCCATGTTGAACGCAACTGCGTTAGCAATCCATGGATCTACATCAGCAAGTGACAATAGTGACAACTTGCGTGTTGGAAGTACTACGCGACCTAGTTCTGTCTGTGTGACATCTAGTGTTGTAGTTGCTGGTAGTGCTACTGCATCTGGGTCTACAGTTTCCTCAAGTGTGGCACCTGCGATTGAGGTGTCAGAAATATCATTGTGGAACTGGAAACGGATTGAAGAACCGTCGTGGGTTGGGTTTCCGACCTTCTTGTCCGCAATTGCGCGGAACTGTG